TATCCTGGTTGTCCTATTGTTTATAATTATGGTAAAAAATTGTTTTGTTTATTAAATGAATATGAGATTAAATTTGAACTTGAAAATTCTTATAAAAAATTTGAACAACAGAGAATTTATAAAAATTATTTAAAAAATAAAGTTCCGTTTAAAGAAACTGGTCTGCGTACTAGGCTATTAATGGAAAAAATTTTTAAAATTCCTGTTTCTGCTCAATTAAGAATAGAAAGTGAAATAGAAAATATGACTTTATTAGATATGAGGATTCCAAGCGTTCTCGAATTTGTACCCGACGTTTGGATCAAGAATTATGATAATTATGTTTTATCAACAGAAAAAATGAATTGGTCTAGTATTACACATACAGACTTTGTTCGTTTTGATAAACTTAATATTCATCGTCTTATAGATATGGAGCCTTTAGATTTTTATTCTTCAAAAGTTGTTACTAGTGAACAATTTTATAAGAATAAATTGAATAAAGATCCTATATTGTATCTTAATTATTTAGAGCGTTATGAAGACGCTAAAAGTCGTATACAATTAAATTCTTTGAAAATTTAACGGGTGTCATGAAAATACAGGAGTTTTTTCAAAACTTAGGTTAAACTTACCGTCTGTATTAGTGGCTATGATTAATAATCAAAAAATTTTAACGAAACAACAATATTTGGATATTAACAAAAATTCTTTTGTTAATTTAACCAAAAAACAAAAAGACAATAAATATCAACTTTATCGTCAAAAATACCTTAGAAAAGATCAAGCAGATTTGTCTGCTATGCAAAGCAATAATAATAAACAACTTGTAGTTTATAATTCTAAAAATAAATCTAAAGCTAAAACTTTAGCATTTAAAAAGAATAATGGAGCTATAAGAAGTGATTTATCACTTAAATTATCAAAATGTTTATTATCGTTTGCTCGTGCGAGTATTGATCCTTTTGATAATATAACTGAAATGCCTTGTATTCCTGATGTCATTACTGCTCCTGCTTTTAGATTTCGTACTTATTTAGAAGCGGATGTTGTAGTAGGAACTGAAGGAGTTGGTTTTGCAGTTATGCAACCTTGGAATATGTTAATTGATAACAATGGAATATTTTCTGGTGCTTATAGTGACTTTCCTGTAATTACAACTACTTCTACGTATGCTAGTAATAATTATGGATGGGTTATTGGAGATTTTGCTAGTGGTTTTATCGATGGATGGAATCCTCAATCTCAATTAAGTAATTTAGATATTCAAACTGATGGTGTAAGTTATCGATTGGTTGCAGCGGGAATGGAATTAGATTATACTGGAGTTTTACTTGATCAATCAGGTATGGTTTCAGTATTACAGTGGGATGGATTAAACACGATACCTAATCCTATTACTATACCAGTTATAAGACAACATCCTAGGTCTCAGACTTGTGCTACAAGTAGGGAGGCTCGTTGTTATATCCGATATGAACCTACTGATTGTACTAATTTTACATATATCAATTTTAATAGATATTATTCTTCTCCTCGCTTTTATGCACCTCCAGGTTATTATCCTTTAGGTATTTTTATTTCCGGAGCTACCCCTGGTATTACTTTCAGGGTTAGGGCTGTTGCGTTCTTTGAAGTTCAATCTTTGAACTTACCTGCTACGCCCTCCGAAGCTGACCCAGTTGGATTTCCAGCATTTCAAGCGGCACGTTCTGCTCATTTGCCTACACCAGATCCAAAGTCAGACTTAACTACTATCCTCAAAACCACTGCTCAGAATTTAATGACGACTGTCAGTGGGTTTGCTCCAGCTGTTGGAACAGCTATTGGTGGACTTTATGGTCAACCTGCTTTAGGAGCAACTTTGGGAGGTCTTAGTAAAGACTTAATACAATCTGTTTTTAGTGGTTAAGAAGTAAATACGAAGGAAAACGTTAGG